CCCACAACAGAAGCCAGCGTGAGCGAACTAATGAACGCTATCCAAGATGGATTTGGATTAAATGAAAACTTTGCCGACGGTCGCAATCCACAAGACAAGGGAGACAGCAAACGCCACGGCATACCAAAACATGCTAGTTTGTCCGGTTTAGATAAGATTGGACGCGGCTCTGGAAGAAAAGCTCAACTCGCTAGATGGCAGGCGAATATGCGAAGAGGACGAGCTAAATAATGTATAACTTTATAAAATAAACCTTGACACTTCTCCTTGTCTAGTATATACTTACTTACAAGGAGATTTTTTATGGGTAAAGCATTTGGAGCGCCTGAACAGGCCAAAATTAAACAAATCGTTGCAGAAGGCATGACTGTCATGCAGGAGATTCAAGACCTTACAGAAGGACTAAACGAAACAATTAAAGCAGTAGCAGAAGAACTAGAAGTCAAGCCTAGTGTTATTAAAAAAGCAATTAAAATTGCACAAAAAGATACATGGGATCAAGTGTTCCGTGAATTTGACGATCTCGAAACCATTGTTGATATTAGTGGACATAGCTTCCGTAAGGAAGAATAATGAATGAAATATTCAGCGGAACATTCAATTGGATCCGAGAAGATTACAAAAGCAATCAATTTCGTTTTTGTCTTGAGGTCCTTGCTTGGGCTATATCTATTGGCTGTGCTATCACTATGGCCTCAACCGTGCCTACTCCTCCCCTTATCATCTTGTACCCAATCTGGATTACAGGTTGTGCTATATACGCTTGGTGTGCTTATAGTAGGCGTTCCTTTGGTATGCTGGCTAATTACATGTTGCTTACCACAATCGATTCGATCGGATTGATTAGGATGCTCGTTGGTTCTCAATAAATATTATTTTAAATTACAGTTTGATCAGCTACAAATGATCATAAAGAAGGTTGCCGGCCATAAGCGGTAGGAGAAAAATATGAGTTATGTAGACGCGATCTGGAATCGTGATAAAGACATCATCTATGTTGTCGAACGGGATCCTAAAAAAGGCAGGATCTTCCAAGAATACCCCGCACGTTATCTTTTCTATTACCCTGATCAACGGGGCAAATATAAATCTATCTACGGCGAAAATCTTAACAAGGTTACTTCTAAGAGCTATAAAGAGTTCATGAAGGAAAAAAAGATACATAGCAGTCACAGTCTGTATGAAAGTGATATCAATCCAATATTTCGAAATCTAGAAGAAAATTATCTGGGAAAAGATGCACCTAAACTAAATGTAGCATGGTTTGACATTGAGGTGGACTTTGATCCGGAACGTGGTTATAGCACTCCAGAGAATGCTTTTATGCCAATTACTGCAATTGCTGTTCACTTACAATGGTTAGACACTCTTGTGTGTTTTGCTGTTCCTCCAAAAACTCTTACAATGGCAGAAGCAGTTGAGCAGGTTAAAGACTTCCCAAATACAATATTATTTGAAACTGAGGGAGAAATGCTCAATGCCTTTTTAGATATTATTGAAGATGCAGACATTTTAAGTGGGTGGAATAGTGAAGGTTTTGATATTCCATATACTGTAAATAGAGTAACAAAGGTGTTAAGCAAAGAAGACACAAGACGATTCTGCCTTTGGGATCAATTTCCAAAGAAACGAGAGTACGAAAAATATGGAAAAGCGGCTGTTACTTATGACTTGGTTGGTCGCGTTCATTTGGACAGTCTTGAGCTGTACCGAAAGTACACCTATGAAGAGCGTCACTCTTACAGATTGGATGCCATTGGAGAAATGGAGATAGGTGAATCTAAGACTGTCTATGAAGGCACATTAGATCAACTGTACAATAATGATTTTAAAAAGTTTATTGAATACAACAGGCAAGATTGTGCTTTGCTTGACAAACTTGATAAGAAATTAAAATTCCTCGACCTTGCCAACACACTTGCACACGAATGTACTGTATTGTTACAGACCACAATGGGTGCAGTTGCTGTTACAGAACAGGCAATTGTAAATGAGGCACACCACCGTGGATTAATTGTGCCAAGTCGTCCAATACGCGATGAAGATGCTAACAATCAAGCCGCAGGGGCGTATGTAGCATACCCTAAAAAAGGACTTCATGACTGGATTGGGTCAATGGACATTAACTCATTGTACCCAAGTGCAATTCGTGCATTGAATATGGGTCCAGAAACTATTGTCGGACAACTGCGTCAAGATAGAACTGATCAATTTATTCAAGAACAGATACTAGTACATAAGAAATCATTTGCATCTGCCTGGGAAGGTATGTTTGGTAGTTTAGAATACGAAGCAGTTATGCGGCAAGACAAAGCATATGAAATTAATGTTGATTGGCAAAATGGTGAACAGGATGTATTAAGTGCAGCCGAAGTTTATCGATTAATTTTTGAGAGCAAGCAGTCCTGGATGTTGAGTGCTAATGGTACAATCTTCACCTACGAGAATGAAGGTATTATTCCCGGATTACTCAAACGTTGGTATGCCGAACGTAAAGACATGCAGAAAAAACTTAAAACTGCAATCGATGCAGGGAATAAAATTGAAGAAGAATATTGGGATAAGCGACAACTAGTTAAGAAGATTAACCTAAACAGTTTATATGGTGCAATCCTAAATCCAGGTTGCAGATTCTTTGATAAGCGTATTGGTCAATCTACTACACTAACAGGTCGTGCTATCGCTCGTCATATGGCAGGTAAAGTTAATGAAATGATCACCGGTGAATTTGATCACATTGGTAAAAGTATTATTTACGGTGATACTGACTCTTGTTATTTTTCAGCATATAACACATTAAAAATTGATATTCAAAAGAAATTAATTCCTTGGGATAAAGAAATTGTTATTCAATTGTATAATACTATTGCTGATAATGTTAATGCTACATTTCCGCAGTTTATGTTAGATGCATTCCATTGTCCAAAATCTCGTGGAGATGTTATTCGTGCAGGTAGAGAGTTTGTTGCAATTAAAGGCATTTACATGACTAAAAAGCGATATGCTATTCTTTACTACGACAAAGAAAATAAACGACAGGACATTAATGGAAAGCCTGGTAAAATTAAGGCCATGGGACTGGATCTAAAGCGTAGTGATACTCCGGAATATATGCAAAAGTTCCTAGAAGAAATTTTAACCAAAGTGCTTAACAACGCTCAGGAAACAGAAATATTAGAAAGAATAAGTGAATTTCGAACTGAGTTTAAAACTCGACCAGGTTGGGAAAAAGGCAGTCCGAAACGTGCTAATAACATTGCCGACTACCAGGCGCAAGAAGAAAAGACGGGCAAGGCTAATATGCCCGGACACGTTCGAGCAAGTATTAACTGGAATACATTGCGCCGGATGAACGGTGACAAATACAGCCAACAGATTGTTGACGGAATGAAAGTCATTGTTTGCAAACTGAAAGACAATCCTCTGGGATTTACTAGCGTAGCGTATCCGGTTGATGAGTTACGTCTACCTAAATGGTTTCAGGATCTACCATTTGATCATATCGAAATGGAAACAACAATTATCAATAATAAACTTGATAACTTAATCGGAGTGCTAGAATGGAATCTAGAATCTACTACACAAGATAATACATTTGGTAAATTATTCAGTTTTGATTAAAATATTTGTTGACTTCTATTCTAAATCTAAATATACTATATAAAAGGACATTACATGCAAGACTTATTAAAAGACATTGTGAGTCATACTCACAACCTGGGTTTTCTAAACACTGTAAAAATTACAGGTACTGACAAAACTACAAAAATTGATTCAATGGCTGACGATCGTACCGTAGTTATGTTTGGAGAAACAACAAATCCACAACCAGAAATGATTGGCATATTTGGTATGCCGCAGTTAAACAAATTAAAATATAATCTAGAGTGTCCTGAATATAAAGAAGATGCATCGATAGAATTAATAACTGCCGAAAAAGATGGTGAAACTATTCCTGTTGGAATACATTTTGAAAATAAAGCAGGTGATTTTAAAAACGATTATCGTTTTATGAATACAGCAATCATTAACGAAAAAATTAAATCAACTACTTTCCGTGGAGTTAAATGGGATGTTACAATTACTCCTACAATAAGTTCTGTACAAAGATTTAACTTCCAAGCTAATGCAAATACTGAACATACTACGTTTTTAGCAAAAACTGAAGGTGACAAATTAAAATTTATATTTGGTGATGTTAGTAGTCACGGTGGTGAGTTTGTTTTTGCTACCGGTATAGTCGGAACGTTGAACAAAGCATGGGCCTGGCCGGTTGGTCCTGTATTAAGCATATTAAAAATTGCCGATGTTAATAATACTACAATGCAATTATCCAATGACGGTGCATTACAAATTTCGTTAGACAGTGGCATTGCTACTTACAAGTATATTATTCCTGCGTTAACATAATCCAATGACAATTACTGTTAATTTAACTCCATTACAAAAAGATTATGCAATTTTTTTGCCAGCTATTAGTAGTTTTTATAGTACATATATCGCTAAACAACGATTAGAGAAATTCATCCCAGATGATCGTATCCCTAAGGGATTTGATCGAGGTATCGAAGGTATGAACTTTTTAAATCCAGAAAAAGGGTACTTTACCTACAAATATGGTTTATACTCTGCAGGTCACGCACAACTAGATTTGCAAAAAAGTATGGTACAAGAGAGTATGATACAGGATCGAGATCGTAACAATACGATGATTTTAGGTGACTCGGGTGGTTATCAAATTGGTAAAGGTGTTCTTAAATTTGATTGGTTAGACTTTGAGGGTAAAGAAGCTACTAAAACTCGACAAAAGATTTTAGAATGGTTGGAAGTTACTGCTGACTGGTCAATGATGCTAGATGTGCCAACTTGGGCATGTGACCACATACATTCTCCTAAAACGGGATTAAAAACTTTTGAAGATTGTTTAGATAAAACTTGTTTCAATAATGACTATTTCTTAATGAATAGATTAGGTCAAACTAAATGGCTTAATGTGTTGCAAGGTAGTGATTGGGATACTGCTGAACAATGGTATCAAGGTGTGAAAAAATTTAGTGACCCTGTAGGCAAATATGCAGGTCGTGAAGCAGAAGGTTGGGCCTTTGGTGGTGCTAATATGTGCAAAATGGATATTGCTCTTAAGCGTCTTATGACGCTTAGAGAAGATGGTTTGCTGAAGGGCAAAAACTGGATCCACTTTCTGGGTACAGCACAACTTGACTGGAGTTGTTACTTAACTTTAATCCAACGACAAATTAGGAAACATATTAATGAAGAGCTTACCATATCTTTTGACTGCGCCTCACCGTTTATCGCAACAGCACACGGTCTTGTCTACACCAACGCCGTCCACACACCGAAAAGGTGGAGTGTTATTATGGACAAAGCCCCAGATAACAAGTCCCTTGCAGGAAGCAACATTCCATTCCCCTTTGAATCAGAAATTGGTAGAAGGTTAACAATGGAAGATATTGCCTATTATGATTTAGGTAAAAGAAAAACTGATGCAGAATTAAACGGTACTGAGTTTGATCACTTAGATAAGACTCACTATAATATTGTTCCTAAACTTAACAAGTTAGGTAGAATTCCAAACAAAACAAGTTGGGATAGTTTTGCCTATGCTCTTATGATGGGGCATAATGTATATTGCCACATTGTTGCAGTACAACGTGCTCAACAATTAATGGACATTGAAATTGCTAAGACTAAATCTAAGCTATCGTGGAAACATTGGAAGAAAGTTAAGTCGCAAGATATGAGCGATGAGTACAGTGATTGGGTTCCACGCAACATCTTATACTTTAGCAGTTTTATTGAAGACTTGTTTAATACTATTACTAAAGATGAAGCATTTGCCATGATAGATCAAGCAAGCCCATTCTTGCGTAGTCTAGAAGGTTCTCGTTTACAAGGTGGACCAAAGCAAAACGAATTTAGAAATTTGTTCTCGTTTGATGAGGTAACAAGTTCGGATGAAATTGATTTAGAAAACCCAGATGACAACAAACTAAGAGAACTTGAAGAAAGGATTAGAGAAGTAAAATAACCTTGGAGAATGTTGACAAGTGTTATTTTTTTTGCTATAATAATATCATGAAACGAAATTATACAACAGGTACAGCTGAAAACGTTCAATTCTTTACAGGAGTAGAAATTGAACATACACCGGCATACGGAATGAAAACATTATTTGTAGTAGGTATTCAAACTACTGAACTAATTGCATCAAATCTCAAGGGAGCAGAACATATCTTTTTTGGTGCAAATCATAGTTTTAATCCGCAAACCCCAGAAGAATGGGATATTTGGCAAAATATGATTCAATTCTTTTTAGATAAGGAGTATCTATGTAGTTTGGATATTCCGTTAAGTGCAGTTGAAGAATTTAACGAAGGCGGTCTAAATGAAAGTAATAATTTCATTCCGCAGATTCGTGTTCCAATTCCTTACATTAAATTGTGGAATTACAACACAATGATTAAAATTGACGACAAAGATTTTAAAGCAACAAATCCAGGTATATGGTCACATAGCCTACATAAATTAATGAACCGTGATAATTTTACATCATGGGACAATTACACCAAAGATACAATAGTGTTATGACTAACTCAACTTTTCAGGAAATATTTGCATATGGTAATTAAACAAGACATCCGCCCTAACAAAATGACCTTTATTAAAATTCGAACAGAATTTGAAGGGTATCATTACTACCCCAATGCAGGAGCAATTGACTCACGTATTCAGTTTCTTGAAAATGAACATCGACACATATTTAAGATAGAAGTAAAGATATCAGTTGAACACTTAGATCGTGAGTTAGAATTCTTTTTAGTTAAATGGGCACTACAAGAATTTGTTAAGTCTGGTAATCAAAATCACAAATCTTGTGAGATGATCGCTACTGATATTTTAGAAAATCATCTATTACCTAAATATGGTGAAAGATACTACGAGATTGTTGTATCCGAGGACGGTGAGTCCGACGGTATTATTGAGTACAAACCTTAAATTGTTCATTTATTAAATATTGAAAGGCTATCATGGCACATCCTACATATATCACAAAAACTCTTTTCATGAAACCAGAAGTCAATAAGATTTTTGATGATCTAGAAAACTGGTTAGACTATTGCAGATTCAATCTGCTGCCGTTTAACGAGGCAGATCTCTATCGATCACGAGACTGGAGAGAATCTCAGAGAGGTTCCGCAGAACCTCGAGAGCGTAAGCCATATCTTGGAAGTAAACCTAGAAGCGAGTATCGCCCAAGGTCAAATTAATGACTGTATTTCTTGTTGATTTAGAATCAGTTCCTACTCGATATACATGTGAGTGGAAACAGCATTTTCCACAACTCCTACGAAAGGCAGGACACCATGTCAACATTATATCAGGTCCTACGGACATTCCTAGTGCTACCACTCCTGGAGCATTTCTCAACTTTGGCGGCACTAATATCTACAAGGCTAAACAAGTT